CGCCTGCGTTGATGAGCGATTCGAAAGAGGCGATTCCGCTCGAAGACCTTGGCTCTTTGCTTGGTTGATGTTTCACTAATGGCGTGATAAACCCTCACCAAATCTACAGGAGAACTGTGCTATGTCGCTTCAGGTTGTGGCTTTTCGGGGTTTCGGTTTGCCGGATGGGAACGGCAATGGGATTCTTCAGTTGCCTGATGGTGAACCCGTTGATGTAACGGCAAACACTTTTACCGGCACCTACACTGTTCCTGCCGGTGTGCGCTTTGTGAAACTGAGCGGGACTGGCACTGTGACATGGACGACCGACGCGACACCTGAAGACATCAGCGGTGTCGAGTTCCGTGGTGTGCGACCCGCACAGACCTTTGTTGTCGGCTAATTTCAACTGCAACTTGACTTTCTGTAAAGAATCACTAAATAGTTGCAAGCCGTCGAACTTTGTGCGATTGCCATTCGGGATATGGCAACGCTGCAAGAACTCCAAACGCGCCTAGCAGACGCTGAGTCTGCCTTGCACAACGTCCTCATCGGTCGCGGTGTGAGCGAAGTGCGCGATTTCAATGGGGAAATGGTGCGTTATAGCCGCGTCGATACCGCCGCTCTCCGAGCCTACATCAAGCAACTGCAAGACGAGATCGCTGTGCTGCTTGGCACCCCGAACGTCAGCGGCCCGATGAGACCCTTCTTTCTATGAGCGGCACCCCCGATAACTTCGACTTTCTTTTCGATGACGGTGCCTCCGTTCCGCGCATCGAAGTCCCCGATGGTGCGGTGACGGTCCCCGCCGTGCCATCGGGCGATCTTGCCATGGGTCCGTTCGAAGCTGCTGACCGACTGGACTCGTCGATTGCGCTTTGGACTTCTCCGCTTCGTTCAGCGGATGCTGACCTTCTACCGCACAAAGAAACCATTGACGGTCGGGCGCGCGACATTCTTCGCAACGACGCCTACGTTCAGGGCGGCTCGAACCTTCACAAAGACAACATCGTCGGCTCGCACTTTCTGCTTAACAGCCGCCCACTTTCTCGCGTCGTGCTTGGTCGTCAAGACGACCAGTGGGAGCAGGAGTTTCAGGAAGAGGTCGAGGAAAAGTGGGAACTCTACTCGGACTCGCCTGACTGCTGGATTGACGCAGCACGGATCAACAATTTCACTGAACAGGTGCGACTTGCTGTCGGCATTCACCTCATGGCCGGTGAATTTCTGGCTGTCGCAGACTGGGTGCGCGACGATGGCGCTCCGTTCAAGACTGCTATTCAGTTTGTTGACCTCGACCGCCTCAGCACTGGCCCGCTTTCTCTTAACGAGAGCGACGTGCGCGAAGGTATTCGTTACAACCGTCGCGGCGCACCTATTTCCTATCAGATCCGCAACCGGCACCCCGCCGATTACGGCCCGCTGTTTGGTCGTTTGACGCTGCCTGAGTGGAAGGAAATTCCCAAGTACAAGCCGTGGGGTCGCCTTCAGGTCATTCACCTGTTCGAGCAGCTTCGCGTAGACCAGTCGCGTGGTGTCACGGAAATGGCTGCGGCGCTGAAGGAAATGAAGATCACCCATCATTGGCGTGACCTGAATATCCAGAACGCAGTCACGCAGGCGATGTATGCCGCTGCGATCACTTCTGACCTTCCGAGCGAGGCGGTCTTTACCGCACTTGGCGGTGGGCAGGTTAACGCCGATACTATCCAGAAGGCAGTCACCGGCTACGCAGAAGGCTACCTGAGTTCGGTTGCCAAGTATGCGGGCACGGCTCGCGGGCTTCAGATCGACGGTGTGAAGATTCCGCACCTTTACCCCGGTACAAAGCTGGATCTGCTGTCGCCCGGTAAGGGTGGGCCGCTCGGTCAGGAATTCGAACAGTCGCTGCTGCGCTACATCGCGGCGTCGATGGGTGTCAGTTACGAGCAGTTGAGCCGCGACTACACCAACACGAATTACGCTTCGGCTCGCGCGGCTATGGCCGAGACGTGGAAGTTCATGCAGGCGCGCAAGAAGTTGGTGGCCGACAAGTACGCGACCATTGCTTTCCGTCTGTGGCTGGAAGAGGCCATAAACAACAACGAAATCGCCGCCATGCCTGCGAGTCAGGCGTCTGTGTTTTACACTAATCGCCGCCTCAACCTTCGCTTTGATGCGCTGGCTAAGTGCGACTGGATTGGCGCATCGCGCGGCCAGATCGACGAGTATAAGGAAACGCAGGCTGCGGTTCTTCGGATTGAGAAGGGTCTCTCTACTGCGGAAGATGAACTTGCACGTCTTGGCAAGGACTGGCGAAAAGTGTATCGCCAACTTCGGCGTGAAAAAGAAATGCGCGATGCGATGGGTCTTGTCTTTGGTGGTACTGACCCGTCACTTCTTGCAGAGCCGAATACGATGACTGACAACACGACACAGGATGCGAACAATGGCGAATAAGAAGAAGCCCGCGCTCAGCACTCTGGCGGCGCTTTTTGCCGGTCAGCCCGTTCTTGTGTCTGAAGAGTCCAAGTCGCAGTTCGAGGCACTGATTGCCAGTGCCGCCGAACACGAAGATTGGCCGCGCATCGAAACCGCAATGAGCAACGTGCCAATGGCGGCTGCTTCGGATGACGACGACTATTGGAACTACAAGGACGAATGGGACGAACGGCTAAAACCGTATCAGGTCAGCCCTGACGGCGTTCTTTTTGTTCCGGTGCGCGGTGTGCTGCTCAACAGTTTTCCGTATGCGTGGGGTAACTACGCGACTGGCTATCATTACATCCAGAAGGCCATCGAACGTGGCATGGGTGATCCGAACGTGCGCGGCATCGCGCTCCTGTGCAACAGCCCCGGTGGTATGGTCGCTGGCTGCTTCGAAGCAGTCGATAAGATTTACGCTCGTCGCGGTGAAAAGCCGATCCGTGCTTTCGCGCATGAGTCTGCCTATTCGGCGGCTTACGCGATTGCCTCCGTGGCAGACAGCATCGTGGTCAGCAAGACGGGCGGCGTCGGTAGCATCGGTGTTGTAACGATGCACGTAGACTGGTCGAAGTGGAACGAGGAAATGGGCCTCAAGTACACTTTTATCTTCGCAGGTAAGCACAAGGTTGACGGCAATCCCGAAGAACCTCTGAGCGACGACGCGAAGAACCGAATTCAGGCTCGCATTGACGAGTTGTATGATGTTTTCGTGTCCAATGTGGCGCGGAACCGTGGCATGGAGGAAAAGGCTGTCCGAGGTACGGAAGCCCTGACCTACACTGCAACGCAAGCTGTGTCGATTGGGTTGGCTGATTCCATTGGCCCGCTCGACGACGCCGTGGCGCAATTCTGCGTCGATCTGTCCACTCCCACTGAAGGAGAACAAGCAATGTCCAATCAGAAGGACAATACGGCGGTCGTTGAACAGGCCGTCCACGAACAGGCTGTGACTGCCGCGAAGGCGGAAGGCATTGCCGAAGGTGCCGCTGCTGCCACTGCTCGCATTGGTGCGATCCTCGGTAGCGAAGAAGCCAAGGGTCGCGAGGAACTGGCAAACCACTTCGCGTTCAAGACTTCGATGAACGCTGAAGACGCCGTCGCGGCTCTGGCCGTGTCCCCCAAGGCCGAAGCGCCTGCGCCGAAGGAAACTGCTGAGCAGGCTGGCTCGGGTTTTGACTCGGCCATGTCGCAAGATGCGCCGAACCTCAGTGCCGATGGTTCGGATGCGGATGCGTCGGATGAGAACAGCCCTGAAGCGATTCTGGCGCTGGCTCAGCAGTTCGGCATCGCCAAGAAGGCGAAGTAATCGGAAAGGATCGAACCCATGTCCACTCTCCCCAACTACCAGAACGCTTCGTCGGCCACTAACGGCACGCCTGCGTTCGAAACCATCGCCACCTACACGAACCAGTTCCTGCTGGCACAGAACGAACCTGCCGTTCAGCAGCCGGTTCGCGTGCTGCTCGGTGACTCGCTCACTCTCGCCCAGTTCACCGTGGTCGGCCTGTCGAGTGGCAAGCTGGTCGCTGCGACTTGGAACGCGACTGAAGCGAGCGCGATCAAGCCCATCGGTGTGCTGGCTCAGCCCGCCACTTCGGGTGCGAGCAACACCACCATCTTCGGTGAAGTGTTTCTCGAAGGTTCGTTCAACACTGACGCCGACTCGCCGCTGGTGTGGGATTCGTCGTTCGACACCGCTGCGAAGAAGCAGGCTTACAACGCCACCAATTCGCGTCTCCGCTTCGTCAGCCGTCGCTCGACCGCTGCGATCTAAGAAAGGATCTGAACAATGACCGGAACCCCCTATGCTCTTTGGGACACGCGCACCTCCCTTGGCATGATGCGCGCCACCAAGCCGGAAACTTGGCAGTTCGGCCAGTATTTCACCCGCAACGTCGCCACCGAAAGCGAGTGGATCGACTTCGAGAAGCTGCCCGTTCCGAGCCGCCGTCTCGCTGCGTTCGTGAAGCCGCTGGGCCGTGGCACCAGCATCTACAACGACACCACGACCACTCGTCGGTTCAAGCCTGCGAACATCGTGGTCGAAGAACAGATCGACCCGCTGCGTGTGTTGTCGATGGCCCCCGGCATCGACTCGATGCTTGAGCCGATGACTCTCTCGCCCGCTGCCCGTCGCAACCTTCTCCGTGCGGAAATGACCGCTCAGGCGATGGCTGCTATCGAGCGGCGCTGGGAGTGGATGCGCGCCCGTGCGATCATCGACGGCGCTGTCACTGTCCGCTACGAAGACGGCACTTCGGTTGCTGTCGATTTCGGTCGTGCCGCTGGCCACACCGTCACGCTGACTTCGGGCAACCGCTTCGGTGACTCGGGCGTCTCGGTGCTTGACCGCATCCAGTCCACCATCGACACCATGACCGATGCTGAGTTCGGCGGTATTCCCGTTGACATCATCATGGGTGGCTCGGTGTGGTCGGTCATCAAGAACGACACCGCGCTTCAGAAGGCGATGGAGTTCGAGGCACAGCGCAACGACATCAACCTCGAACGTGGCCTCATCGGCTCGACCGGCAAGGTGTTCAGCGTGGGCACCATTTCGGTTGGTGGTCCGAGCGGTCAGACTCTGCGCCTCTGGGTCAACAACGAGACCTATGTTGACAACAGCGGCACGACTCAGCGTTACCTTGGCGCTCGGGACATGGTGTTCTGCGCCTCGCCCGATGCGATCATGGGGATGCAGTGCTTCGGTCGCATCATCGACATGGACGCCGACTATGCCGCGCTTCCGATCTTCCCGAAGAACTACTTCAAGGGTGATCGCGTCAAGACCGAGCATATGTCGTTCGAGTCGGCTCCGCTGATGGTTCCGGTCAACCCGGACGCCACCTTCCGCATCGTCACGGCTGTCAACTAACCCAACTGAGTGGCGGGATGGCCGTGTCCCGCCAGTCAACAAATAGGTGATCCAATGACTGAAGAAAAGAAGCCTGCCGCCGCCGCTGCTGCGGCTCCCGCCAAGGCCGCTGCGCCGAAGAAGGCCAAGACCGTGCTGTTTGCCGTTCACAACATCAACGGCGTGGTTGCCCCCGGCACCCCGTTCACTGGTCCGACCAAGACCCTCAAGGAACTTCTGGAACTGGGCGCGGCTCGGGAGCCGGAAGGTGACGCCGAAAAGGCACTGGTCGAAAAGCTGGACGCTACCATTGTCAGTCTCGGCACCGCTGCCGACGACATCGACGCGGCTCTGGAAAACTAAGCACGATGGGCCGCTTTCGTGAATTGAAGCGGCAGATGAGGGGCGACGTTCACCGTGAGGCGAGCGTCGCCGCTCTTTACATTCCTGTGCCGAACGCGACTCCGGTTCCCGTAACCGTTCGAGTCCATCGGCGTCTTGACGGCCCGACCATTGGCGACGCGGGTTCGTTTGGCGGCTTCAGCAACGAAGCCATGATGGCGGTGACTGAAGACCGCATCCGTTTTCTCCGCGAAGAACTCCCATCGCATCTGCGTGTCGGTTCCGTGGTGTCCGTGGAACTGGGTGAAGCCTACCACATCGAGTTCTGGTATCCGCGTGACGACGAATTCATTACTGCGCGCGTGACGCCTATGCTAGAAGGGGAAGCTGAAGGGCTTCCTGTCCCCAATGGCTGATGGTGCCTATGCGGTGTTCATCGAGGGTCTGTCCGAGACAATGACCGACATCGACGAGTTGCCTGAGCGCGTGAAGCGTTCGGCACAGATCGCGGTCAACTACGCCACCAAGCGCGCCCGAACCGCAGCAAGTCGTGCGATGCGCGACCAGATCGCATGGTCGGCCTCTTATCTCGACGGAAAACTTTCGATTAAACTTGCCCAAGGCGGCGAACTGGAAGGTCAAATCGGCGCGGTGTTTCGCCCGACCAGTCTCGCTCGCTTCGCCAGTGGCAGCAAGCAGGCGTGGAAACTCGCCAAGCAACTCCATGTCGGAGCGGGGCGCTTTACCAGCGGCAACGGCAAAATGCTTTTCGTGCCGCTCAAGCGTGGTTCAGGACCGATCACTGAAGACAACATGAATCTCGGTCTTGCTATTCGCCTCAAGGAAGGTGAGAAGGTCAACGCCAAGTATCGCATGAAGCCGTTTGGTAAGGGGCTGTATCTTCTGTACGGCCCGTCCAGTGCGCAGGTGCTTTACACCGTGGCCGAAGACATTTCCCCTGATGTGGCTGAATGGCTGAACGGCGAATTCGAGCGTCAGATGAACAGGACCGACAACCGATGAGCGATCCGATCAAATTGCAGATCCTGAAAGCCGTGGTGGACGAAATCAAGACCATCACTCCTGCCAACGGTTACGCCAGCGACCTTTCGGATTTCGACCCCGGTGACGGTGTGTTCACGTCGCGCGTGTATCGCGGACGGGCGTTCTTCGGTGAAGGCGACCCTGTGCCGATGATTTCCGTTCTGGAAGCGACCAATGGCGAAGACGTGCGGAACGAAATGGTCGCTTCAACGCCAGTTTCAGAATACTGGTGGCCGCTGTTGATTCAGGGTTGGGTGGTCGATGACAAGGAAAACCCGACCGATCCGGTTTACCCTTTGCTGGCGGATGTGCGGAAGTGTTTCGCCAAGCAGATGAAGCGAACTGCTGGTCATTACGACCGCCACATCTTCGGTTTTGGTGAGGATGTTATCACGGGTATTCAGTTTAGCGGTGGACTGGTTCGCCCTGCCAACGAGTTGTCGGCTTACGCAGGCTTCCATATGATGCTGGAACTGTGCATCTTGGATAAGGCCGATGCTTAGGAATTCGGTCGGGAATCCACCCGCGCCGTGGAAATGGAGTCATTCGACTCCTTACGTCGAAGGGCTTTGCAAAAGCCCATTTTCACTGTAAAGGTGACACCAAACAGTAGGAGTTGAAACTATGTCTCTCGAACTCGGCAATCAGACTCTCGGTCGCGGAAAGGTGCTTTTCTCGAAGTTCCAGACCGGCACCTTCACGCCCGAAGGTTTTCGCTATCTGGGCAACTCGCCCTCTTTCTCGATCAACATGGCACAGCAGAAGCTTGACCACTTCTCGTCGGACACTGGCGTCCGCGTGAAGGACAAGTCGATTGTGCTTCAGGTGGACATCACCGGCAACCTTGTTCTGGATGACATCAACTTCCAGAACCTCGAACTGTTCTTCTTCGGTTCGTCGTCTGTCATCGCCCAGACTTCGGCCACCAGCCAGACGCAGACCTTCACCAATGTCCAGACCGGCTTCGGCTACCGTCTCGGCATGACCGGCAACAACCCGACTGGTGTGCGCAGCATCAGCAACGTCAGCGTCACCAGCAACACCACTGCTCGCACCCTCGGTACGGACTACACTGTCGATGCTGAGCGCGGCATCATCTATCCGGTTGAAGGCGGTGGCATTGCCGATGGTCACACGATGGTCGTGACCTACAACCGTGCGGCTGTGAGCCGTCGCCAGTTCATCAGCGGCACCACGCAGATCGAAGGCGCGCTGATGTTCCAAGCGGACAACCCGCAGGGGCAGAAGAACGACTTCTATATGCCCTACGTGCGCCTCGGCCCGAACGGCGACTTCAACCTGAAGGCCGACGAGTGGCAGCAGCTTCCGCTTCAGGCGGAAATCCTCGCCAACACTGCCGTCATTCCGAGTCAAGCCGCCATCTATTGCGATGGTGTACCCTACGCATAAGGAGTCTGAGGGACCATGACTCTCCGTAACATCACTATCCCGAAGGCAGTTGTCGCCGTTGACGCCGAGCAGATGTTCAGCGTCAGCGGCGTCACTGCCGCTCAGGTGTTTTCGCTTTACAACCGTCACCGTGAGGATCTGTCGGTTCTGTTCGACCGTCTCGCGGGTCGTGGAGACGCAGATGCGTCCGAAGTGCTGAATAGCATCGAGGGTATCATTTCGCAGTTCCCGCTTCTGGTGGCTGAAACCATCGCGCTGGCGTCGGGTGAGAAGATCGACGACGCCGACACATGGCAGGAAGCGGTCAGCATTGCGCAGAATCTGCCGTTCAGCGTGCAGACTGACGCACTCATCAAGATCAGCGAACTGACTTTTTCGCCGGATATGCCGCCAAAAAAGTTCTTCGCCCTGCTGGTGGGCATGATCCAGCAAGTCGGGCTGACGAAGACCTCGGTGACTGGATCAGGCGACTAAGGGCGCATTGCAGCCTGCTTCTCGATCACGGTCACGCGGATGTTTATTCCTATCCCATATCGAGGGTTTGGGAAGAAGTAGAACTTGTGGTAGAGCGGCAAAATAGGAACCTCGTCAACCTTGCCGTGATTATTCAAAAGGCGACCAGCACGACTGGGATGACAGCTTCCAAGGAAACGGTGAAGGCATTTACTGACTTCATCACGAAGTTTGGAGACGCATAGTGGCTGGTCGCAGTGTTGATGTCAGTCTTCGGATCAAGGCGCAGGACGAAGCGTCCAAGGCGCTCGACACAGTAGGTAAGGCGCTCAGGGATCTCGCGGGTGCGCAGAATGCGCTCTCCGGTGGGAGCAACAGCGTCGGCCAGTTCGTCGAGAACCTTGGGCGCAACGTCGATCAACTTTCTGCGGTCTTCAAGAAACTCGACGCATCGCTCGCTGGTGCAAACCGCGCCTATGAAGCGAACGCGCGACAGATCACTGCCGTCAACGCTTCGATTGATGAGCGTAAGCGCCGCATCGCTGAATTGGCGAAGCAGGAATCTGACCTTCAGCGGATTCAGGGCAACTACAAGAACATCGGCCCGTCGAAGCAGGCTACGTTTGTCGGGCCGGTCCCACCTCGCCTGTCTACGCTGCGTGGCGAACTCGGTCGTGAGTCTGCGACGCTCGCCAAAGAAGAAGCGGCGCTCAACAACCTCATTACCAAGACGGCTGAGGCTCGCACCGCTGCTATCGAGATTCGGTCGGTGCAGGGGCAGGTGGCAACCGCGCTGGACGCGACCACCAATGCTTTCGTCAAGCAGGCGAACGCTCTCGACCAGTTGACCGCTGCCGAGAAGCGTGCCGCCGATCAGGCGCAGGCTCGCCAGCGAAACGCAGCAGTTCGTGACACCATCAACCAGAATACCGGCGTCAACCGCACCGGCACGCCGGGGTCGCTGCGCAGCATTCGTCAGGCGGAACTCGAAGGTGCGTTCGCGCCGATCTTCCGTGCTGAAGACAACAAAATCGCTGAGGAAGCCAAGAAGTCGGCAGCGGCGTTCTCTGAGTTGCAGCGTTACGCGCGCGACGTGGCAGAGTCGCTCGATCCTGTGGCTCGTATCAGCCGTTTGGTGGCCGAAGAACAGGAGCGGTTGTCGGCTGCGGTTCGTGCTGGTGTGCTGTCCCAGACGCAAGCAGATGCGGCGCTGTCGAAGTATCGTGCGTCGCTCGACGGTACTGCTGCTGCCACTGATCGTCAGGGCCGCGAGTTTGCGGAACTCAGCACCTACGTTCAGGAGTTGCGCCGCGATTTCGACCGCGCAGGTTATGCTGAACGGTTTCTCGCTCAGGAGACCGACAAGCTGAATCGTGCCGTCAAGGCGGGCATTCTCACGCAGGCGGAATACGCTAGGGCACTGGAAACTGTTCGCCGCAAGGCCGAGCAACTGGGTGAGCAGTCGAACCCTCAGTTGTTCGGCCTGAATCCTTACCAAACCCAGAACCTGCTGTTCCAGTTCAATGACATCGCCACGCAGCTTGCGTCAGGGACTTCGATTACCCAGACGCTTGCTCAGCAGGGCGGTCAGATCCTTCAGTTGTTCCCGCGCGCCGGTAACGCGATTGTCGGTGCCTTCGGTGCGGCGCGTCTCGCTATCGGCCCCGTGGTGGCTGCGATTGGCGCACTGGTCATCGGCATCAACGAGGCCATCGACGCAGCAGGACGGCTGCGCGAACTCGACGCCGTGCTTCGTGCGACGGCTGACGGCGCAAACTTCAACGCCGATCAGGTAATTGCCTCTGCCAAGGCGATGCGCGAGTTCGGCGTCTCGATTGAAGATGCGATGAAGGTCGCCCGCGTGGCGATCAAGGCAGGTTTCGATCAGACCGAGATTACGTCCTTCGGTGAAGCGGCCAAGGGTCTGTCGATCATTCTCGGCAACGATGTTCCCACTGCGGCCAAGACGCTCGCAGATGCGCTGACTGGCGGCTATGACGCACTGGTCGAACTCGACAACCAGACGCAGATTTTCACAGCGAATGAACTTGAGCGAATTCGCACTCTCATCGAGTCGGGTAATGCCACTGAGGCCAATGCGCTTGCCACCAGCATCCTCTCTGAACGCCTGTCCGATGTCGCCCGAGACGCCGAAGGCCCATGGCAGGATGCGATCAACAAGCTGGCAGGTGCATGGCAGCGACTGAAGGAGTCGCTTGCTAACAGCACCGTCATTCAGGCGGTGGTGACGGGTCTGACCGCCATTGCCAACGGTGTTTCTGACATCATCGACGGGATTGATCGACTTGGTCAGAATCCCTTGGCTCGGGTCTTGTTCGGTATCAGTCCCGGCACTGCGATTGCTAGTGCATTTCTTCTCGGGAACAATGCTCGCACCGGCACCACTCCCTCCGTTCTACCGAGTCAGAACTCGGCGGCTAACCGCTTGCAGAACGCGGCGGCGGGCAACACTGTTGCGCAAGGAGAGCAGCAGCGCCAAGCGACCGAGATCCAGAGGAAGGCCGACCAGCGCATTGATTCGACCCTGCGTCAGATTCGTGCCGAGCGGGGTGTCACGACCGAGCAGGAGAAGCAGGTTCGCCTTGCCGAAGACCTCGCCCGCATCCGACTGGAAGTGCAGCGTGACAATCCGCAGGCGAGTGCCGCCAAGCAGGAAGAACTTGCGCAGGCTCGACTGGCGACCATTGCCGAGAAGTATAACTCGCAGTTGGAGCGCATTGCCGACACCCGCCGCCGCTCCGCTGAGCAGGCGCAGCGCGAAACTGACCAGTTGGAAAAGCAGTCTCGCACTTACCAGTTTCAGGCTGCGGCGCTGCTACGCGATCTGGAGTCCTTCCGGTCGAAGCCTTACTGGGATGTCAATGCGTTCCGTGTCGGCTTTGGTAGCGACACCATCACCCGCCCTGACGGCACCGTGCAGCGCGTTACGCAGAATAGCCGCGTCACCCGTGAAGACGCCGAGCGCGACCTTGCGCGGCGAATCGAAGAATTCGCCAACGTGGTCAAGCAGCAGATTGGTAGCGAGCGGTTCGGCCAGTTCAATGCGCAGCAACAGGGTGCGCTGGTTTCGATTGCCTACAATTACGGTGAGTTGCCCGACCGGATTCTTGACGAAGTTCGTCGAGGCACCATTCCTGAAATTGCCGCTGCGGTGCGAGGTCTTCGCAACGACAACAATGGCGTCAACGCCAGTCGCCGCGACCGAGAAGCAAACATCCTCGAAACCGAAAACCTCGCTGTCGATCAGGGGGCACAACAGGCCGCTGATGATGCTCAGGAGAAGATCGACAAGTTCAACGAGTCGCTCGATGAGAAGTTGCGCCGTGAAGCCCGTTCGATTCAGAACCAGCAGGCACTGGTCGGGCTTCAGGGTGAGGCACTGCGCGCCGAGATCGAACGTCAGCAAATCGCGGAGCAGATCGCCCGCGAGACCGAGAATCTGCGCAACGCAACCAACAACCCGAACGCAGAACTCGACCAGTCTCGCATCGACCAGATCACGGTCAACGTTCGCGCTCGTCTGAAACTCGACGAGCCTACCAAGGTTTTTGCCGACCTTCAGAAGCAACTCGACGACATTCAGGGCTTCCGTGGGTTGCTTGGTCAGCAGTTGCAGGAGGCGCAGCAGACCGGCGACAATGCTTCGGTGGCTCGCCTTCAGCAGCAGATACAGGACACTGATCTGCGCATTGCTGAGGCTGCGACAAACCTTGAGAACTTCCTGAACACCCCCGGCAATGCCGACGCACTGGGCCTTTACGGACAAGAACTCGACAACCTGCTGTTCAAGTTGCAGGCGCTTAAGGACACCACTGTCGATTGGCAACTCACTATCGGTGGTGCGACCATCACCGCCCAGCAGTTCGCCAATACCTTTGCCAACAGTGCCGTCAACGCTATCGACCAGTTCGCGCAGTCCATCGCCAGTGGTCGAGACGCTTTCGGTTCGCTGTGGGATGCGTTCAGGCAGTTTGCCGCCGACTTCCTGTTGCAGATTGCGCGGATGATTCAGCAGCAGATCATCTTCAATCTCATCAGCGGATTGTTGAATGGCTTGGGTGGCGGTGGTCCTAGCGGCGGACTCCTCGGTAGCGTCAACGGCGCTATGGCAGCGAACGCAGGTATCTTCCACCAAGGCGGTATCGTGGGCGGCGCTGCGCCCTTCCGCACAGTGTCTGCTGCCATGTTCGCCAACGCTGCGCGCTACCATTCTGGCGGTATCGCCGGTCTCAAGCCCGGTGAAGTTCCGGCTGTGCTGATGCGCGGCGAAGAAGTGCTGACCCGCGACGATCCGCGTCACATGATGAATGGCGGAGGCGGTCAAGCCAACGTGAAGATCGTCAACGCCTTCGACGAAGGTGACGTTATCAGCAAGGCGATGGAGACTCGCGCTGGTGAACGCGCTGTTCTGAATCTGGTTCGCCGCAACCCGCGAGCATTCCAGACGGCTCTCAATGGTGGGTGATTGAATGACTGAACTATTTCCTTTTCGACCGAACTGGACAGACGGCGTTGAGGTTCGCACGTCTCACAAGACTGACGTGTTCACTTCGCGCTCGGGACGCGAGCAGCGTCGCGCGTTGCGCATGACACCGCGTCGCACAGTCACCTATTCCTCGGTCACTGTGGGTGATGAACTTGTCCGGTTCCAACGCCTGATGGGGACGAAGTCCAACCAAGAATTCAATATGCCCGACTGGTCGAGATTTGTTCGGACCCACGGGATTGAGCAAGGCGCTTCGCATTTCACCGTGCGGGAACTCGGCGTCGAGTGGCTTTCTAACGGCACGACTATTGCTGTCGTCGAGGGTGAGCGCATCCTGATTGCCACCATCACCATGGTCGAAGGTTACACGGTCGAGGTAAACCAACCCATCGGTCAAACCTTCAGCCCTGCGGCTGTAGTGCGCCCAGTCTTCGTGGGGATGCTGGGAGGTCTCACGTCTGTCACCAATACCAGCACGGTCGCATCGGTGCGCGTGGTGTTCGACGTACGACCGGGTTCCGTTGCCAACAGCGAAGAAATGTTCACTCCGTTCCTGCTTGCCGGACAGGAGGTATTCGGTTTTGCATGGAACTGGGCCGAAACTGTCACCTGCGACTATCAGTGGGATGTCGAGAAGGTTGATTTTCAGCGCGGGGTCACGACCACCTATACGCCCGTCGATTTCGGAACTGTGACCCAGAAGGCCACCATAGTTCGTCAGGATGACGCGATTGGATCTGTGCTGCGCTTCTTGGAGCGGGCGAAGGGTCGTCGCGCACAGTTCTGGTTCCCAAGCGGCACTGCCGACATTACGTTAATGAGCGACGCGGCCAGCGGGGCGACGGCTCTTGTTGTCGAGGGTTCCGACCTTTACGACAAGTTCGCAGGCGATCCGGTCTACAGCGGCCTTGCTATCCACACCACCGATGGTCGCCGCGTCTTTCGGAAGATCAACAGCATCACCTTGGCGAGCGGTAACAGCGTCCTGAATCTCAATTCACCGCTGTCCTTTGCGCTACCGACTGCACTGGTGGCAAAAATCAGTTGGCTTCGCCCGTCGCGCTTCGCCAGTGATGACCAGTCCATCGAGTATCTGACCGATAATGTCGTCCAGCTTCAGATCACGACTTCCTCGGTGGTGCTTGCCGAAGACGTTCAAGACTATGCCGATCCAGACGGCGCAGGCTACTGGGTCATGGATAATTGGGGCGAGCAGTCTCAAGCAACGCTTGAATCGCTGGACTACTTTGTCAATGTCGCTATGGTCTACGGTGACGTGGAGTCGATGGGTCTCGATGAGTTCGACGACTTCATCAACTCTGAAACTTGGACGGCTATCGGATGAGTTATCAGGAATACGAGGAATCTCTTTTCCACGGTGAACCCGTCGAACTGTTCCTGTTCACCTACGGGAGCGGCGTCAACGATTTCGTTGCTTACACCGACTCCGAAATCACCATCACCCATGAAGGTCGAACCTATGTGCCGTTCCCTTTGGAGCGTGATGCGATCAATTCGAGCGGGACACTAGACAAATCCGGCCTCTCACTCAGGGTCGATGGCAACTCGGCAATCGCGGAACTGTTTCGCGTTTATCCGCCGTCGCAGACCGTTTCGCTTATCATCAAGGCGGGTCACATCGGAGACCCTGATTCCGATTTCAATGTGATCTGGACTGGACGGGTGCTGAGTTGTGGGTGGGAGAACAACATTGCCACTCTCACCTGCGAGCCTGTGGCGAGTTCCATGCTGCGAACGGGGTTGCGGCGTCACTACCAGTATGGGTGTCCTCATGCTCTTTACATGGGCACCGCTGAAGGTGGTTGTCGTGCGTCGAAGGCTGCGGCGACGCGCTCGACCACCGTGGCGGCAATCACGGGTTCGCTGCTCACGCTACCTTCCGGTTGGAACGGGCCGCATGACAAGCAGAAGTTCGTCAATGGGCTGATCGAGTGGACTGCGCCCGGAGGTTCTGTCGTTCGACGCTCGCTTTTGCGGGTGAACTCGACGACCAACGTAATCACGATGGGCGGGCCGATACCCGCGCTCACTGTCGGTGCGACCGTAGCGGTCATTCTTGGCTGCAATCACCAGATGACGGACTGCGCCGATTTGCATAACAACATCAACGACTTTGGCGGTCAGCCGTGGATTCCGACCAAGACTCCGTTCGGCAACACGCAGAACTATTACTGAGGACGCAGGCCGATGGTTGCATGGTTCATCCCACTGCTTATCAGTTTGGCGATCCAAGTGGTCGCCTACATCCTTATGCCCAAGCCAAAGGCTCCAAAGCCCGAGGCCGCACAGGATCTGCAAAATCCGACTGCTGAAGCCGGTCGTCCGATCCCAGTTGTGTTTGGCACGGTCACTGTCAAAGGCGTGAACATCCTCTGGTACGGTGACAAGACCATTCGAACTTACAAGGTCAAGTCATAATGGGTGTTATCGTCACCATCACAGATGTCCGCATGGCAGGCCACTGTGTTGCTGGTGCGCGCGACTGGTTTCGCGCCTACGATCTTGACTTCCGTGAGTTCGTTCGCAACGGAATGGACTCGGACATTCTTCTTGCCACAGACGATGCGCTGGCGAAGCAAGTAATCGAGCGAAAGCTACAACGGGAATCTGAAGATGGGTAAGGGCAAGAAGGGCGCAGAAATTGAGGTCAATGAATACCTCATGTCGATGCACGTTGGCATTTCCATCAGTGCTGACGAACTGAAGGGTATCTACGTTGGCGAGAAGCCTGCTTGGGAGGGTACAGTCTCGACTGAGCAGGACATCGTGGTCAGCGCCCCGTCGCTTTTTGGTGGCCCTAAGAAGGAAGGGGGCGTCCAAGGGATCGTTCGCTTTCTGCCCGGTGGTCCCAATCAGGTTCTCCCTGACGCACTGGCCCAAAAGCTGGGTCGTAATTCCGGCGCAGATTGCCCCGGCTTTCGCGGTATCACGTCCTTGTTCTTTACGGGGCAGAGTACGGAAACCTTCACATTCAATGGATTTGGTGGCGTCGGCTATTCCGTGAGCGGGGGCGGCTTCCACTGGGTTACGAACAATCCTTATCTCAAAGACCTCTGGGTCAAGGTGAGGCGGGTTCCCAAGGGTTTGAATCCTGCTACTGCCAGTGTACCTCGCACCAACGGCACCGGCTTGACGCAATTCACCAGCGGCGCACCTGTCGTCCTGAAGTGGTGGCAGCGCAGTTACCCGCAGGCAGGTGGTGCTAACGACAAAGCCCGCATGGGGGTTCGCTATTACGGTAGCGACGGCGAGCCGCTTGGTGACATCAACTGGGCGTCTCTGATTGCTACCCCCACGGATGTCTGGACAGAACGGACTCTCAACAGCACGATTCCGGCCAATTGCTACGGCGTCCGCATCTACATGGAAATGGAGCGCGTCAGCGGAAGCTACAATGACGGCTACATCGACGACATTTCTCTGACCATTGATGGAAACAATGTCGGTGTGACCAACGCTGGCGGCGAGATCACAGGAGATTTCGGCTGGACGAATGAGGTCGGAAATATCGCTTGGCGCACTACCAATCCTGCGCCGCGCACAGGACTCGCCTATTTCACGGGCGGCGCTTATTCGGTGTCCCGCGCCTATCAGACGTTCACCGGCATTTCCACGGGCGATGACGCAAATCCTGCGCACATGATCTACGAGTGCTTGACCAATACCGACTGGGGCATGGGTGCCAGTCCAAACTCGATTGACCGGACATCATTTGAATCTGTAGCTTCGACACTGGTGTTTGAGGGTCTGGGTCTCTCGATGCTTTGGACGCGACAAAGCACCATTGAAGCATTTGTCACCGAGATCCTTGACCACATTCAAGCGACGCTATTCGTCAATCCGCAGAACGGCTTGCTGACGCTCAAGCTGATTCGTGGCGATTACAGCGTAGCCGATCTGCGACTTTTCACTCCTGACAATGCGCGGATGTCGAACTTCCAGCGTAAGTCGTGGGGCGAAATCATTAACGAAATCGTGGTCACTTGGACGAATCCTGAGAACGAACAGGAAGAAACCG